CTGAGATTTACTCGCGCAAACTTGGAATCTTATAAAGCTTAATAGGAAAATATGGACAGGGACCGGGCGGAAACCCAGGAAACCTATCCACTAAACGGCGCATCACCTCCTAACGTAGTTAAAAGGGAGGCCGTTCGAGCAGGGTACGTCTGCCGAACGTGTGGAGATCTACTCGCTGTTGTTAATGCGAGCGGAGGGACCTTTTGTAGGGACCTTTGCACGCGTTGCGAGGCGAGTGAATTGCTCCAGCAGATGGACGAGGATGCTCTGCGGCGTCATGCCGATCGTGAGCCGCCCATCTGTGAACGTACCAGTGCTTTGCTTCGTGGTTTCAAGCTCTTGCTTGAGCATCATAAGATGCCATACCACTTGATCGTCGATCTGAAACGTCAGATCCGATCGCATTTAGATAGCAGTCCCGCTGAGGATGTGTGGTTGGGGAGGGCCAAAAGCCTTCTCGCCGCACCCTTAGCAGGTTATCTTAAATGTGAAGCACCCCCTAAAGCTGATGTAGAATTCCAGTTTAGGGGTTGTGTTCGATTATGGTTCCGCAATAGACAGCGGGTCTTTAACCGTAAGAACACGCACTTATGGTTCTCCTGGTTTCAGCTGAAGCGCTGTGCCATGCAATGCTCCAAAGCATTTGTAGAGGAGACCTATAAGGATCATCTTAAGAGTCTAACTTCACCCGATGTCGGGGAGGACTCTGTCATCGATTCCATATTTGAGGATCGGACATTTATGAAGGTTCTAGACGCTTGTGCCGTTGGCATAGAGCGCAGGCTAGCTGATAAGTCATGGTTAGACTCCACCCCTTCCAAGAACGCTTGTTTCGAGCGGACTAGGAAACATGGTGGACAGCAAGACGAGCTAAGACAGCAAGTCGGCCTAAGGTGGTGTCTTAAAGGTACCACTGAACTTGATAAGATGATCATCGTCCCGCATATTCATGATAATAAGGGTGGACTCCAGCACAATTGTGTTGTTGAAGTCCGCAGACCCTATGGTTGCGAGGAATGGAGAGAGTTGGATGATAAGGATTATATAGATGGCCGCCCTAGAGCGCGGGCCAAAATCCAAATAGTACTCGAGCCCCTTAAGGGGCGAGTAATCTCAAAGGGAGAAGCTTTGCTTTACTCCAAAATGAGACCTCTCCAAAAGGCTATGCACACTACGTTGCGATACATGCCTTGTTTTAAGTTGATATGTAGATCTATGACA